TTTCATGCCTTCTTCTAAAACTGCTATCCGATGAGCGTTTCTGCTTCCTTGATAGGCCATGTTCCAGCTCTCTTTGACCTTTTGCGGATCTTTAATAGTGCCGGGATGTTCAAGGACACCGCCCGGAGCAGCACCGTTGGCAAAAAACTTAGCGCCATATTCTTCGGTTGCCATCGCAAGCCCGATAGCGTTTTTAGCCATAGCAATAGGAGAGTACCCCACAAGACCGTCAAAGCCTAAACCTGGAATGTGCAGCACATCGCTGGGCCTTAGAGTGACTGTCATACCATTTATTGCTGATGCTTCATCTGAGTACCGGGTGTAGGAGTAGTAGAGTTTCCCCTTGGAATCTCGGTCAACTCTCATCCGGTTTGGCATTAAAGGGTAGAGAGCAATGACTTCACCTTTACCGTTTCTAATAATCTGAGCATAGGCATTTCCCCACAGCAAAAGATGAGTCATGAGTGTCTCCCTAAATACGAAGGAACTCATCTCAGGATTTGGCTCATCGTGAAGTAAAAAATACAGCGGGTGAGAGAGGGCTTTCTCCTTACCGCCGCTTGCTGTGTATTTATATAGATGGAGGGGAAGCCCCGCTATTGCTTCAGCCAGTATCCTTACACAGGAGTAAACTGCAGTCATCTGCATGGCTGTGTGTTCATTTACCGGCTTACCGCTTGTAGTTCCACCAAAGAAAAAGCTATAGCTACTGCCTGGTGTCCTGTTTTTCGGTTTATCTCTTGCTTTAAATAGTTTTGTAAATAACCCCATTTATATCACTCTCCTTAAAAATGAGCATGAAAAAAGCACCTCGGGTGAGATGCTTCTGGATTATTAGTATTTTAGATGTGCTCCCGCATGGAAATAACGGGAGGTAACAGACCCCTATATCCGGTATTCACTATTTTACACTCATTAAGATAATAATAACCATTGGTTTTATCTGTATTTTCAAATGGCTGCATTTCAAATATTAGAGCACTTTCCACATCTGTTATTAAACTATCATCATAGGTCTTTGGTGAAATGATTATGCCCAGCCTAACAAATAGCTTTCCTCGATATAGATTCAGCCAGTATTTGTGGGAATTTAAGCGGTTGTAAAAACTGTTGCTTGTTTTCCCAATATACAACAGTGTTTCCGTATCTCCAAACTTCCTGGATAAATAATATATTCCCTTTTCACTAACTTTAATGGAGGAAAAAATATTTTCATATAGTACCGGGTAAGTCCAATTAATCTTGACGGTTTTTATGCGCATGTTTCATCACCACTAACCATAAATATCCTTTACTTGCATAAATCGATTATACCATGAAACCAATAGCACTAAAGTATTAAAAGCCCTCTATCATCGTAAACTGAAGATCCTGTCTCCCCGCCACAACGTATAGCTCTATCTAGAGCCATTATTGTTGCAACAGCACCGTCAATTCGCTCGGTGCTTTTTTCTTTATCCGGCTTAATGTTTCCTGCTGGATCGGTACGAATAAATATATTATCCATCATCCAGCGAAGTACCGGGTGCCCGCTATGGGCTAACTTTTCTTCTAAAGTAAGCTTCATCAGTTCCTTGGTAGGTGGTGACATATCCTTAAAACCCTGACCGAAAGGAACAACAGTAAAGCCCATTCCTTCAAGATTCTGTGTCATTTGTACGGCCCCCCATCGGTCAAAGGCGATTTCACGAATGTTATAGTCTAAGCCTAATTCCTCGATGAAAGATTCTATAAAAGCATAGTGAACAACATTACCTTCAGTGGTTTTAAGAAAGCCTTGTTTTTCCCACAAGTCATAATTAACATGGTCCCGCCGGACACGTAAATCAATATTCTCTTCCGGAATCCAGAAGAAAGGCATAATGCTGTATTTATCATCTTCATCGATTGGAGGAAACACCAGTACAAAAGCCGTAATATCGGTGGAAGAGGAAAGGTCTAGTCCACCATAGCAAACCCGGCCTTTTAGTTTCTCCACATCAACCTTAAAGGCGCAAGCATCCCATTTATCCATAGGCATCCAGCGCACAGCTTGTTTTACCCATTGATTTAATCGAAGCTGCCGGAAGCTATTTTCCTCCGCAGGATTTTGCCTTGCTGATTCAAATGCCGCTTTAACCTTATCCATTGTGACTGTGATTCCCAGAGAGGGATTTGCTTTTTTCCATACTTTCGGATCTGTCCAGTCATCCTCCAAGTCGGCTCCGTAAATAACAGGGTAGAAGGTAGGGTCAGTTTTTCTACCGTTAATGATATCTACTGCTTTTTGATGTACTTCCCAGCAGATGCTGTTTTGATTATCCCCGGCGGTGGTTATAAGGAAATATAAAGGCTGCATTCTGGCATCTCCGCTGCCTTTGGTCATAACATCATATAACTTTCTATTGGGCTGAGTATGCAACTCATCAAAGACTACACCATGGGTGTTAAAGCCATGCTTGTTTTTAACATCGGCGGAAAGCACCTGATAAACACTACCTGTGGGTTTAAATATTAACCTTTTCATGGAATCAAGGATTTTAACACGCTTTGCTAAAGCCGGGCACATCCGTACCATATCAGCAGCCACGTTAAAAACAATAGATGCCTGGTTGCGGTCAGCAGCACAGCCATAAACTTCAGCTCGTTCTTCTCCATCCCCGCATGTAAGAAGGAGAGCAATAGCAGCGGCCAGCTCACTTTTACCCATCTTTTTCGGGATTTCTACATAAGCGGTATTAAACTGGCGATATCCGTTAGGCTTTAAAACGCCAAACACATCTCGCACAATTCGCTCCTGCCAGTCTATAAGTTCAAAGGGCTTTCCCGCCCATGTACCTTTAGTGTGGTTAAGAGCTTGTATAAAAGAAACAGCATAGTCGGCGACATCCTGGCAATAAACTGAATCCTTCGCTATGAAGTTTGTAGGGGTGTATTTCTTGAGTTTTCTAATAAACGCCGCCTCCTTCCGCGATATAAAATGGGCAAAAGAAAAGAGCCTTCACATGAAAGCTCCTTGCTTTTGAAAAGCTATTTACGATGTTTCACCAGTTAGAATAAAACGACCGTATTCATCTTTATGCTCTTCCAAATATAAAACTAACTCATAAAAGCCTAGGCGGTTAGCTTCATGCTGGACTCTATTAACATCAAACATATTTGTAATACCGCTGTCCCTAATAATTAGTATCTGCCTCTTAATCTCCTCATTCATATCTTACTTCCTCTGTTTCAATAGAATCCTCGGTGGCTTGGCGAAGTATTTCAACATCAAAGCCCGCCGCCTTATAGCCTTCAAAGATAACGGAATAGTAATAGCCGCTGGGCTGACCAAGTGGTCTGCCTTCGTTCATTATATAGACCATTGCCTTGACAGTTTTTCCGTTTAGTTCAATCTCCACTGTTTCCTTGCGATAGAGAAAGGGCCAGCCTTCGTAGCGGTCTAGAGCTACCTCGTCTGCCTCAGCTATTTCCCATACCAATACCGGAACAGTACCGTTTTTAGAAGGCTCCACTGTCGCCACAGCGCCCCCGTGTGGCCCCTTAAAGAGCAGTCTCCAATCTTTCATTGCAGTAGCACCCAAGGCCCTTGCTGTGGGGCATCTATTCGCCATTTGGGTCTGGTTTAAGTTTGACCCGTAAGCAATATACAGCTTCTTATTTCCCATTCCTTAATTCCTCCTTCTTAAGCCCCAAGGGCAGATTAGGCTGCCCGAAATCTCCAGGCAGCCGAGCCTGTAAGTGCTGCTGTCAAATGCTCTCTGCAGTTTGCGAACTCTTCCCCAATAAAGCCGATGCGGTTTAAGTAGGTTCTCATGGCGAACTTTTCATTTTCAACTTGCGGCTTTTTAGCCGATGCAAACTTTTGCGTTAAGGCTTGGTTGTTTAGGGCTAGGGCAAGAACAATGTAGCTTCTAATCTTTCCAGCATGCAGTTCGCTGTTAAAGCCCCTAAGCTCGATCGTATGGTGGCCGGTGAAAAAACTATGTAAGTTTAGGAAATGGTAGCGGCTGTTATGGTAGTGGGTTCCCCGGCTTTCGCTGTAGCCTTCGTACCAAATGTCCTCAATCCGCCTCAGGGTAGTTGGTTTTTTTTGGTTTAGCTTTTCAACCAAAAGGCTGTCCATCTTCTTGCAGTATTTTGCCCTCTGTGGCGCTATCTGCAAAGCTTTGTAAAAGAGGTCGTTCTTACTGGCGATGATGTTTACAAAGTTTCTAATGCTTCTTGGGGTATGTTCGGCTCCATCAAGATGGATATGTATGCCGCAGGAGGTGTTGGTAAAGGCCCCGGCTTTTCTAAGCTCTCTCACCAGCTCCTGCAAAGTTTCAATGTCCTCCTTGTAGGTTAAAATGGGGCTTACAAGCTCCACGCTGTATTCTTTGCCCGCCGCAACTTTCTGCCCGCCTTGTTTCTTTTGGCAATTAATGCTGCCATCGTACATAAACTTCCAAACCCGGTCGTCTGCTGTTGTTACCTTCTTGGTGTCGTAGTAAGTTCC